ATATCACCTGATTCTATTAAATCCTCAAACATTGAGGAATTGGGATTACTTGACATTGTTTTCTATTTTATGTTAATTAATACTTTGCCTTACCTTTCACCTTTTTCAAAGCAGGATTTGCCTTCTTTGCGGCAGGTGATGCCTTACGACTAGAAGATGCAAGAATTGCTCCTGCTCTCTCCATTGATACTCCTTGCTTTTTAGCGATTCCTTTTTGTACAGCTTTGAATCCTGGATTTTTTTTTGCTGCTTTCTTTTTTGTTGCCATCGTATTTGTATTTATTGTTAAAAATTATTTCCTGTACTTGGCTACCTTTTCAGCTACTTGCTTTGGCTGCTTTACAAATTGTTTTCCTTCTTTATTACCTTCTGCCTTAGCTCTGTTAGTAGCGGATTTCTCTGACGAAGATAATGCTTTCCAAGCAGCTTTTGGTAAATACCTTCTCTTTCCTTCTGATGGCTTTCCTGAAGATGTAGTCCACTCCTGTTTACTCCACTTAGTAAGTTTATTAGATTCAGACTTCGCTCCTGAATAACCACCGCCTTTTTCTTTATAAATCTTTACAGCTAACTGAGCCTTCCTTGCAGACCACTCACCAGCATCTCCTCCCTTGCTGCCAGCTTTTACGCTAGACACCACTCTTTTCCAAAGAGAAGGATTTGTTTTTGTTGCTGTACTCATTTGTTAATATTTACCTTGTCTTGATTTCGGTGATGATTTAGTAGAACCACCCTTACCAGCCCAAAGAACCTTGCAAGCCCAATATTTTGCCCCCATTTTATCATTAGCGCTGTCGCATTTGTGTCTAGCCTTAAAAGATTTCCTTGCAGCAGCAGAATAATTATGTCCGTAACCTTCTGCTCCAAAATGCACAATCTTTTCTTTACCTCCCTGACAAGCCTTTACCATCATCTTCTTACCTGGTCGGGTAGATGGTCTAGGGCTATTACACTTCATATTTTCTTTCTTAACAGTTGCCATTCATATATTTTTTTAATATGATTTATAAATTCTATTTCAGATAAATCACTTTTTGCCCTATTGCAATATACACAGCAAGATACCACATTTTCGTAAGTGTATCCTATTTTTGAATTAACCCTATCAAGACCAGTAAAGCTTATCAAATAATCATTCGGATTAGTATTTGGACTATCTTTTTGAATTGATTTTGCATTTGTTTTGCATCCCCATATTTTTGGAGAAACGCCACAATAATTGCAAGGAGATGATGATTTCTCTATAAACTGCTGCAAACTTAAATCCCAAATAAATCCTCTTTTTTTTGCTCCATTTTTATAGCCTTGCAATCTTAAATTCCAACTCCTTCTTTGTTTAGCATTTACGCCAAAGTCATTTATACCGCAGCCGCAAGATTTTTGTCTTGTTATTGCGCTTTTTTTCCAAAATACCTTTTCTTTGCCGCAATCGCAAACAGAAATAATTACATGATTTTTACCACGCAATTCAAATCTGTTTATTGTTAAACTTCCATATTTATCACCTACATTATATTTTTTTTCTTTTTTTAACATTAAATAAAAATATTTATTGTCTTAATTTGAGTCCCTTCTTTAGCCACTACAATATGAGATTTCTTAGGATGGTCAGGAGTACGCTTAGGCTTATTATATCCTAATACACCTGCTTTTTCAAGTCTTGAGTCTTTCTTTATTAGTGGCATATTATTGAGATTTTTTTAAGAATTTTGACGACCTCATCATAGGGGCAATTTTTTTATAATTTTCCGCAAAATATCTAGCATCCTCTTCATTATCAAATTGTATAGCTTCAGCATCATTTGGTGAAGCATTTTTATTATAAAACAACTTACCATCCTTTCCTTGCTGTATAAAAGGGACAGCATAATTACCCATAGAGGCCATATAATGAGTTCCTTCAGACATAAATCCTTCTTCATCCTTAAAAATGAGAGATGGAGGATTTGGCATTGTCATTCTAATAGCAGACTTATTACCCATAGCAGCAGCTCTTGCTATAGTAGCTTTTATTTTAGCTATTTTAATATCATCTGAACTCCCATTTGGTTCATTACTCTTCTTTATTAGTGGCATATTATTTTGATTTTTTAATCATCTTACCCTTCTTCTTTGCAGACATAATAATCACGGCAGGTAAATCTTCTGAACCATCTTCCTCTTCCAAGTCTTCATCATCCTCATCGTCATCTTCTTCCATAGACTTAACAGCGTCATACATAGCTTTAAACTTAGTTAACTCTTCCGCTGTGAATGAAGGTTTGCTTGAATTTTTTTTCTTGATAATCATATTATTGAGGTTGTTGTTGCATCTGTTGCATCATCTGCATCATTTGCTGTTCGTTAGGTTGACCACCTTCTTGACCACCTTCTTGACCACCCTGTTGACCACCTTCTTGACCACCACCCATAGCCTCAGCATCCATCTGTTGCTTCAGTTGAGCTATCTGCTCTGGTCCAACACCTTGCTGAGCAAGATATTCCATTTGAGCCTGCTGCTGCTGTTGAGCTATTGCTTCTTCCTCCATTTGTTTCTGCCTTGCCTTCTCAGCAAAGAAGCCATCTACAATATCCTTCACGTATCCTGTAAGCTGTATGCCTTCCTTAAACGAAGTTAGTAAAACTTCATGTACAAACTTCTGCATATTTTCGTCATTCTTAAATCTTGATGACGATTCCTCAACCATTACTTTTAGTTTAGCTTTCTGCTCTTCTATAGCAGCATCTGCTTGCATCTTAGCCTGTGCTGAGCGCTCTTGAATCTGAGCGTTCATTTCAGAGTTCTGCTGAGCCTTCTGCATCTCCTCGTTCATCTTCTTATTCTTGGCTCTAGTAAGGAATAGCTCCTGCAACTTCACATTATCAATCCTGCGAATCTTAAATGCGTCATCGAAGTTTATCAGGTTATTAGCAACTGCTGTATTTACCAACTGGTCTACGTAAGATTTCTCTACATCGTCAGGAAGCATCTCCATCTTGAACTCGAAATACATATTAGCGAGGTCTGCATTACCAAAGAACTCTCTATATGCCTTACCTCCATACACTACTGAATCGTGAAGTAAGATACCTATTTTCGTAAGCGTCTGCTCAGTAATTTCCAAATAAGTATCATAGATGAAATCAGTAGCATTGTTAGACTCGCGTATTTGAGATTGTAAAACGCCTAATCCCATTTTAGGATTAACGCTTGAACCTTCTCTGTATTCATTGATACCAATTTCATCACGTATTTTAGCTACGTAGAAATTATACACCTGTATTGCAGCATTAATCTGATTAATATTACCAATATTTGGTAATTCATTGATTGGCATATTTCTTCTTTCGCCATCTTCATCAACGCTGTTGTAATATACGTTACCTGTTTGGTCGTAAACACGCTGTAGCTCAAGAGGTTTTACTTCGCCTTGTCCTAGGTTTACCTCCTTCAATCCTGATATATCTACAGCTATACCAGATGGTCTCATCTTGGCTAGAAGCTGCTGAATCTTCATATGTGTGAGCGTAATCATACGCACTGAAGAACTAATCCTTTCAGCAAGAGGCGTATTGTTCATACCTATATTACCAGGCATATACACCGAATAGCTGAAGTAAGCTTTAGTCAACTCTTTAGGATTAGAAGGTCTAATCATTGGAGAGTTTTGCTTAAAATACAGAAGTCTATTAGACTGAGGTAGATAGACGCCTTTGTAAATAACCTCCATCTCTTTCTGTATCACAATCTTATCTTCGGCTACATTCTCAGGCCTTCCTTTCTTACGCTCTACATATTTCCTGTTCTCCCTGTTCTTCTCAACCCAAAACATAGGACGTACAGTCTTTGCTTCAAAGAACAAAACTTCAATGGCGTAATCGTCATAAGGTCGGGAGCCGGGATTCATATATTCATTCTTCCACTTGAAGGTGTAAGGGTTTACACAATCCTTAGAAGTTTTGGCAATATCGAAAAGCTGCTCTTCATTCATTCCGAATTGCTTCCTTAACTCGTACAGTTTCATAGACTTACGATGCCCCATCACAGATGCGTCGTTTAAGTCGTTTCTCTCAGAATAGGAGCAGAAGTAATCTATAGGGTTAATATTTTCTACTGTTACAGTTCCATCATTTTCAGCTGTTGTATAAGTAACTCCGTATCCTGCATCTCTGATGTGACATAATAGGTTACGCTTAATATCATTCCAGTTGTTGTTGTGCATAACCATAGATGCTCCCCGTTCCATGAGGATTTCTTCAGGTGTTCTGTAGTCAACGTTGAAGAAGATGTCCAGTTCATCATAGCTTTCAGGTTCAAATGTGTCTTGTCCTTTGTACGTACCAAGTGCCTCATCAGCCATCTTATTAAACTCAGGCTCAAGCATTCTGAACTCAGCCATATCCTTATCGTACTTTTTCTTTCTTGTACTGATAGGGTCTACTGCTGTACATCTTGGCTTCTCTGAACGTTTCATAAACCCTCCAATAAGTACTTCCATAAACTTAGGAGCAATCATTGGAGGAGTCCAGTCCAGGTTAACATACGACTGCTTTCCGTCAATGTTAAGGAACTGCATATAGTCTCTCATATCCTGCCTTCCGGTGGATACTTTCATATTCTTAGAAATCTCTACATTCCTTTTCTCGAAGTATTCATTTGAAACAATGGAATGGACGTACTTAGCCATTTTCTCGCCAAGCTCTTTATCTGATACGCCATCAAGATTGAGTTGAAACTGCAATGTTGGATTATAAAACGGAGTCAAGAGTTGTAGTATTTTCCCAAAAATACAACATCTATCTGATGTTGCTTATATCGTACGTAGCAAGAAAGGGTGCTACCTCCTTCTTTTCTTTCAACACATTTCTAACGTCACCAGCCGCTGCTACAAGTGCAATCATGAATGCAACAGTAATATCCGACTTGGTTCTGTTGAAGTGGTCGTACTCTAACATATCTTCAAATATTTCTTTGAAGAACATTTTATGTGAGTAGTTGTCCACCCAAAACTGAGCAAGTTCAAGCTGTTTATTTAGTGAGAATGGGTCTTTCGGTGACACACCCCATGTCTGAACAGTCTTAGCTTTTCTGTTAGGGTCTATAACAGACTTAGGAGTTTTGGTGATAAAGTTCTTATGTCCTTTGTCTATGAACCATTCGAAATAGTCATCATTCGCATTTTCGTAAGTAGCCTTGCATCCGAAAAAGTGGCAAGCCATAAGTACTTCAGAGTGAAACAGATTCTTTGTCTTAGGTCTTGCTACATACATAGCAACAGGCATCCCTGTGTTTTCTGGGTCTGTGGTGTCTAGCTGCTCATATACTACGATAACTCCATTTGAGCCCTTACCGACTATGATGGTAGAGGCGAATGGGTCAACTCCTATTTTATACCTGTGTATGTTAGATGGCTTTTTGCCGGAGTCATCCCAGTGTATTGCGTTTGTTTCTCTTGGCTGCTTGAGTAGTATCCACTTACCATTTGGGTCATCCTTGTAATCTACTTTGTTCTTATCATCCCATCCGAATGTGATTCTTCTTAGTGGTGGTTTGTTTTCTTTCAGGTATTCAATTTGTTCCCTGATGAGTGTAGTATTAAAGAATGATTCTGAGTCATCGGCAGCGAAGGCTTCTTCTTCTGTAAAAGGCATCATCCTTTTTTCTTCCAGCCTCATCTCGTCATCTTCTATCTTTTCGATTCTCTGTCTCAGGTATTCTTTAGCACCTAGTCTTATCTCATCAATCGTAAGTGTAGTTGTCTCTTGAAGAAATCTCTCTTGGTCTTTTGTTGGTGGGTCGATAATGCTAAGTCCATACCTATCTATAAATCCTTCGTATCCGTCGTATGCTGGCTTGAAGTATCTGTAAAGTCCTGTTGGAGTTGTCTTATGGGTAAACTGGTTAGATTCGTTCCATAAGATTTTAAACCCTGCTCCTCCGTCTTTCAGTTTGTTTACGGTTGATGGGAGCTCTGCGAATCCCACTTTGCGGCTACCTTTCTCAAGTGTCTTGCGTACGATTGGCCAGTACCTTTGGATGGGTACGTCTGTTGGATACTTACCTCCTTCATCTATTAACAGCCTTGTATTTCTTTTAGAGTCATAGCTGTTTAGCTTTGTATTTTTAAAGTCTATCTGTGAGTTCAGACCTTCTGGCTTTTCGATGATGGATGTCTGTTGCTTCTTCTTTATCCTAGACACCTGCTTCATAAACCTAAGAATCTTCTCAGGGTCATCGCCTGCTGCTATATCAGGCTTCATAAATAGTGGTAGGTTACGGAATGCGTACACGACCATCTCTTTGAATACAGACTTAGCATCATCACCTGTCTTTGACACGATACCACATTTAGCCTGCTCGGTGGTTGTAGCTGTATATATAAGATTAGATGAGGCTTGCGAGGTAGCACCTTCACGTCGAGACTTAACCCTTATGATTCCTAGTATGTTAGGCGACTTTTCGCAGTGGTCCAGGAACAGGTAGTATCTTCTATCACAGTCCCTGTACTGCGGTTTATCTCCATTTTCAAGGGTGAAGTAGTTAAGGAAATAGTAGTATTTTCCTGTAAGATAGGTAGGCATCCCATTATTAAGGAACCAATGTCCATCGCGGCATCTGGTTAGTTCCCTCATGATGAAGTCCCACTGCTTATCATTCCATAGCACGTTACCTGATGAATCGTATTCTAGTTGCTCAAACGATTCAGGTATCTCGGTATATCTAAAGTACTGTTCCTTCTTGCTGTACTGAGTCCCCTCCATCTTGTATGCCGGGGGTTGTTTCGGAAGGTTGTACTCTATTCCGTACATATTTACGTTTGACTCTTTTTGCATCTGCGGTTTTTAGTTTTACAAACTCTATGATAGGTGTAATAAATTTATTACCTCTTTCTGTTAAATCATAGTGATATGCGGTTCCTATTTTTTCTCTTTTTATCAGGTTGAACTCAATCAGTCTTAGAGAATACACCCTGACGTATTTACTACCCATATCGGTGAACTCTGCCCACTGTGTAGACTTGGAGTTTCCTTCACCATTTGAGTATATCCACAAAAGAATCAAAATTTCTTGTGATTTTAATTTTGTTCTTCTGCGAATTACATTAATTTTAGTATAAATTCGAATCCACGTAATTATATCGTAATTGCGCGGGTTCGTATTGCCGTCTACGTCTACGTACTTGTACTTTAGTTTCTCCCTCTCTTTCTTTCGTATCTCTTTTTTTTGTTGTACTACAAACTGGTCATACTTTTTTCTTTCTACTTCCAGCTTCTTCTTGTTTGTTTTTTTAAGTCTTTCTATTCTTTTCTGTTCTTTCTTTAGTAATCTGTATGCTGCCTTTGTTCTTTCGATGTAGTTGGCTATAATTCGTCTTTTCTTGTCCTTATGTTTTTTAAGGCTGTACTTTACTTTTAGATAATCCCTGTTTTTTTGGTAGTACTTGTTTCTATAGATTGCCAGGAACTCTCTTACTTCTTTTCCGTTATAGTTTTTATTTACGTTTATATAAGGGATTCCATGTAGCATTACTGCTTTATGAACGCCTCTATCGGGTTGCGTGTTGTCAGTTGTTTCTCCTCCTGCTTCTCCTCCTTCTCGTTTCCTATTTTGAGTTCTTTTTTTAGCCACAGCAGGTTCTGTGCTACGTCTTTTGAGTCCACCATTGCTTTCCATACTCTTTCAAATGTTTTATCGTTTTTGGATTTAAAGGACACATACTCTCCGTTAAGTTCTTCTGACAGCTTAGACAGCTGGTAGTTGAGTGCGTGGTAAAGACCTTGCAGGCCATCTCCTTTGTAGGCTTCAAGCTCCTTCTCTAGTTCTTCTATCCGTTCTTTTAGTTTGCTTGCGTCTATCATACTCCTACCCTCATTTTTTCTGTTATTTCAAATCCGTTGTCTACAGCTATAACATCTTCTTCTTTGATGCGTATCAGCCTGTGCTCACGTCCCTCGTCAGCATATACCACTTCGTAGTCTGCCATTGTCTCGATGATGATAATATCTCCTTCTTTAAGTGGTGTATCGTTTGTTCCTGATAGTAATTTTACTACCACTCTGTTTTGTTCTTTCTGTTCAGATACTTCTGTTAGGATGATGGCTTCTGATTCTGGCTTGTAATATATTCTATCTGCGAGTATATATCCAGGCATTGGTACAGGTTTACCATTAGAAAACCAAAAGAATACGTGTTTTGGATTTAGCTTATGCAGTTGCAGTTTCTTCTTACCTCCATATACAGACTCCTCTTCTGAATCTATGGTATCTACCAGTGAGTGTTCTGTGAAGCAGTTATGCCAACATACAATCCGTGTACCCTCTGAAAGTGATGTTGAGCCGGGATGTTTGACAACTGCGTTAACAGCGTTCTTCTCTCTTTCATTCCATCCGAAGTCTTTGTCGATGAATAGTTTGATGTCGGTACCTTCTATTTGGTGAACGTATTTATCTTCTTTATCTACAATGACAAGAAGCTCACCACGTAGTGTTTTGTAGTTCATTTGTTTTCTATTATGCGTCAAATATACAAAAAAACCCCGCAAAAGTGCGGGGCTTAGTTGTGATTATTATAATTCTATTATGGGTAAACAAGTATTTCGATAGCGTATGCGCTAAGGATACCATCTGCTGCTGTACCTGCTGCACCTGTGCTAACAGTAACTACGTCAGCTGATGTTCTTGCTGTTACCACATCTTTTACAGCTGTGATAGCACCTGTACTACCTGAAGACATGATAAAAGTCTTGTCAGATGTAAATGCTCCTGCGAGAGTAGCTGTGTAAACACCCGTGTTGCTACGAGCCCATACTACAGCTGCGCCTAAGCTGTTCTCAAGAACAGTAGCTGTTGGAGCTGAAGTAGATGATTGTGTAACGAGAGCACGGTAAGTTTTTACTGCTACGCTTCCTGCCGCAGCAGAGCTAGTAATCAAAGACCAAAAGCCTGTTTTGCCAGCAAAAATATCAATGCTATTAGCTGTTCCTGTACCATTCCATTCAAAAACTCCATAGTCTTTTACTAGAACGGTATAATTTTCACGACCATCTATTGCAGCGAGGTCAGCTGTTGTGTCCACAAGTCCTTGCTTGTTAGAACGAGGTTTTAATTGTACTGCCATTTTTTTTTGTTTTTAAAATTTTAATATTATGGGTAAACTCTAATTTCAAAATTTACAGAAAATCCATTTGCAAAACTAACTGAATTATCTGTAGTGTCTATAGATTGAAATCTTATTTGTGTATTGCTCATTCTATAAAAGTAAACATTGTATAAGTTACTGTTTCCAAAATACAAACTAGGTTGCATCCAAGTTTTACCAGCAGGAAATGCAGTGCTACCTGTCATATTTACTTCAAACCAAAGTCCAAAATTCTGTATTGTAATAGCTATATCATTTACACCATCTCCAGAACCATTTCCTATTGTATTTTGATAAACTGTAACTGTTGGATTAGATGTTCCACTAAAAGTTAAAGATGCTGTATACACTTTATAGGGAAGTACAACGTCACTGGTGAGGGCAAGAGTACCTGAAGCATTAGGAAGTTGATACGTTCTGTTGCCATTTATATTTTGACATCTTATTGCAGCTATATCTCCTATTGTATTAGCAAGTTCTATAGCACCACCTTGAGAGTTAAATGTTATCAAAGCAGCAGAACCAAAATCTGTAGTAGTTGCTGTAGAAAGAATACCTCCACTTATTCCGCTTATAAATATGCTATCATTTGTAGTAGCTCCTGCGTCTGTTACTTGTTGTAAGCTAGGAGTAGCTGAAGTAATAGCACCTGCACTAAGAACGTTCCAGTTTCCAGCTGTTTGACCAGGAGTGTCTACTATAGCACGAAAACTTGAACCAGCTACTACAGCTGTTGTACCCATAAATCCACTAGCAGAGCAAAACCAAATGTCACCTTTCATAATAGCACCAGCAGTTCCGCTACCACCTGTAGTTGGCCAAGCACCAGGAGATGTAAGTCCAGGAGTAAAGTTACCTCTGTCATCAAGAAGTCCAGTAACCAATGAATCGGCATAAGTTTTAGTTGCCTTAACAGAAGGATACTTAACATCACTTGCTCCATCAGTAATAACATTTGTTGACTTATTAGCTTGGTCTTCTGCTGTATATGCTAACAGCCCTTCAGCTGATTGAAGCACTCTGCTCCAAAATCCGTTCTTACCAGCAAATATATTTGCGCTGTCAACAGTACCAGATACCACCCACTCGAATACCCCTAAGTCTTTTACGAGTACTGTATAATTCTCTCTACCCTCTATTTTTATTAGGTCAGCAGAAGTATCTACAATACCCTGCTTATTACTTCTAGGTTTTAATATTACTGCCATTTGTATTTGTTTTTTAAATTAATTACTTGTTTTTGTCTACTCGTATTTTTTCTCTTTTTACTACTTTTCCTCCTTCTTTCAACTTTCTTTTTTCATATCTTTTACCGCTAGGCGTAGTAATTAGTTTCTCTTTAAATTTAACTGATGGTGTACTTTCTGTTTTATATGTAACATCTTTAACTTTCAATACAGCTCCACCGCTAATTGGATTATTTCTGAATTTAGTTATATTTTTACCTTCACTTGTTTTAATAACCTTCTTCTTCCCATTATCAGAAGCTCCAAATACAGATTTTATACCTTTTTTAGTTATAAACATATTTATTTATTTTTTCTTTGGTAATACCACAATCTTGGGATAAGTGCTGTTGTGCCGGAGCTGATGAACTCGATTCTGTAGTACGGAGCAACAGGGCTAACCTTGCTGATAAAAGCTGTATTAGTCACCACATTAGACAGAGTAATACTATCTGTACGTATAAAAGTAGTACCATCAACGCTTTGCAGAAGTACTACCTTTCCAGCAGCAGTACCCGACAATCTAGTGATAACAGGCTGTAGCAATATAGCTTCGGTGCTGTTAGAAATAGTAATATTTTTAACGATGGTATCTGCGTTGGTGAGTGTATCGGCTGCTGTAAACTCTATCTGCGACACCTGTGCTTTAGAGCCAAGTGCTGTTAAAAGTAATACAGAAACAAAAAGTTTTTTCATTACGAATAATTTTTGTAAATGTAGTGTTATTAGCTGTTATTAGTTAAAAATAGTATTAACACTTTAAAAAAAGGCCCGACAAGTAGAAACAAGTCGGGGACGGCTTTTTGAGATATTACAAATTTACAACATTGTTGCAAAAAAACAATATAAATTATTTTTTAATTTCAGCTGTTAATGCTAACTTTGAAGTAGTCTAGGAACAAGTCCAGACATACGCACTATCCCTCAAGGTAGTTACGGCTTTCTAGAGATAGAGGTTTACCCTATCAATCCAAAGCCCAGACGTCGGGTAGTAGCTGTCAACATAGACAGCGAGGTGTCCCCGATAGCGTAGCAAATGGTTTAAGCACATAAAGACCCTTATGGGTAGCAGCTGTAAGTAATGAGAAGATTTACAGGTATATCTGGGCTGCTACGAAGGTGTATAGCTGACGCTACAACGTACGGCATAAGGCATAAAGCTTAAACTGATGTAAACGAAATTCATCCCGTATCAAAGGGGATACTATGCGCTACACATAACAGCAACACAACACATCCAATAAAAATATTTGCTGTTTAAATATCTATAAAAACATTTAGCTGTATTTTATAATTATTTAATTAAAAAAATAACAGCTCACATCCAGCAAATACATCAAGCATTTACCAATTCTCCTAAAATAGCGTATAATACATAAAGCGTCAGGGTAACATCAATCATTTTGCAATAGTTGATAATTTGGGAAATCGATTTTTACTACTGAGTAGCCTAAAATTTACTAATTAAAAGACATCGTATATGCGTTCCCGTTAGTTCATTGATTATTAAAGGGATATGCCGACGCAATGGAAGGGTATTCCCCCTATTTAATTTCTCTTTCCTTCTGTCGGATGTATTCAGGTATCTTTGTCGCTGATTAGATACAGAAAAAATATTTATTCTATATGCAATAAGAGGAACAAAGTATTTTTGTTATGTGCTAATATGTTTAGCAATATGTTTGCTAATATTATTAGTAATCCTTTCACAAAACTTTAACAGTTATTTGCAACATTGTTTCAAAGATAGTTTTGTTTTTATTTGGTATGTAGTACATTAATATATTATCTTTGTTTTAGTTCTTTGATGATGTATTGATGATAACAGATAAAAAAGCATTATGAATATTTTAACAATATTTATTTGCTTTGTACTACATTAATACATATCTTTACTTTGTAATTATTAATCACTCATAAACAAAAACAAAATGAAACAGACAACAACACAAAGCCCACAGGTTAGCGAAACAATCGCCACTGAAAAAAAAGTAATCACCTTAAAAGAGAAAGACACAACAGCAAAGCTAAAAAGAAAGTTAACCAATGAAGCAAAAAAACAGGCTGTAAAAGATGCAAAGGATGAGTCTCGTAAACTTTCCTTCCATTACAAACAGCTGACAAAATTCGCTTCTGATTATGTGCGCTTACTTTCTGACGAAACAGGCAAACCAATAACAGCAGAACAGATAAGTAATTTAAAGTATTCCGATTTCTTGCCATTCCTTACAACACGTGAAGAATATAGCAACACATTAAACGGATGGTCTTTCCCTCGTCTGTTAAATGTGGTCTCTCGTTACTTTAGAGGAGAGAAGAAAGAACAGGTAACAGATTCAGTATTAACGGGTATCGAATAACATTTGTTAGTGTTTCCCTTAGTATACATTTGAAAACAGAATGTAGGCAATATCGGATATTGCTAAGGGAGCAGAAAGGAGTTAAGCTAGCAGATGTTAGCAGGGTATCGCCTCTCTTCGCATTGGCTAAGTGGCAAGTAAAAAAAGATAGTTTCTTTTTGCCATTACGGATAAAGTTTGTCCGCCTTTGTACGAAAAAATATCTTTGACATAGCGGAAGTTAACAGCAATTAAACATCTTTATGTTATTGCTTTCGTTGTAATGTATCCAACCGTTTAACGGGGAAAAACTTACACGCTAACAGAGGACGGATTCTGTCAGCGACTTATCCATTGGAAATTGGTAAGGGTTGCGTATGAAATTGTGAAGCTGAGAATTGTAGAGAATACGCAATAAAAAGATAACTTAAGAAAACTCAACTCAAAATCTTTTTACTCACTCATAAACAGGCTATGCCTATACTCGCCCTGATGTTAAACAAAGGGTTGTTTCTGTTTGGGTAACTTGTATTTTTTTTATACTTAAAGGGACAGAGACTAAGTGTAGGCGAAAGGTAGAGCGAGGTTCGATTCCTCGATGTCCCCTATTTACTCACTCTTAAACAATAATGTTATGGCTCAGAAAATCCTCTCCGTAAAAGCTAACGGAACAATCAGAAGAAACGTACACGTAAAAACTCAATCCACCCACGCCCGGACTAGGGAAATACTACATCTCCTGGGAATGGACGTTAAAGAGTACGAAAGTCAGGCAAGACTCAGACTATTAAACAAGATGTCAGCAAACCCAAACTTTAACCCCTCAATCTAAACAAAATGAAAAAAGTATTATCATTCTTCGCAGTAATCCTATCTATAATCGTAACAGCTTTCGTACCTATTCTAGGTTTCGCAATGCTAGAGCCAACAGGATTCAATCTATTTGCCATTAGCTTAGTGTTCGCATCTGCTGGTACACTGACTATCATGGCTATTGCAGAATTTAAAAAGGTAAGTGTATGACAATTAAAAAACATTTCAGTACACAAAGACAAGCGGAACGCTATCTCGAAAGGCTATACGGAATGTATAATTACGTACGGCTAATCGGATTTCCTCCGTTTTATGAATCAGGAACTTACACATTTACAATCATCCCATAAACAAAACTCAAATGAAAAAGGTATCGTTCGCTCTCATCATCATTATCTTTCTGTCAAGCTGCACAAGGTACTACTCACCATTCGATGCAGCTAACACAGGTGGGAAGAAATGCAGTAACAGAAACTCTATTCGTTAACACTTTAAACTCTAAACAAAATGAACTTCAACGAATGGGCACAACAGCTAAATGTTGGCACGAGGTATGAACGCCCCATACCATCACCGAACTGCCACTACTTCGACACTAAAGTATTTAAACAATCACTCACCAAACACAAAAACAAATCTATTATGAAGACGTTGAAAAAACTATTCGGACTAGCAATTATCATTTCTGTTATGGCATCTTGCAACCCGGTCAGAAATATGGGAGGTGGTGGATGCGGTGTTTGGATGAAGGCTAAGTACAACGGGGCTGCGCCTAAGCCAAGAGGTAATGCCCAAATGGTTTCATTCTAAATAAAACAACTATGATAATACTAATCATCGCACTAATCGCCTTATCTTTTGTCCTATTCGATAAGTACTGCAAACACGAATGGGAAATGGAAGACTCGGAACTATTCCTTACAGAAGGGACAGGACACGACTAAGGTATTGTTTGAGTGAGGAAATGGCGGTAACAGGTAATGCTGACCGCCTTTTTTATTAATCTTAAATCAAATAAAATGCACAAAATTATCTTTCTCTTGTGGATGCTTTCAGGTAAAGTACAGCCACAATACGACAACTACGGATTCAGAGATTACAATGACGGACGTGAACTATACCACATTGGTAAGGACTCCTTCCTGTACAAAGGTGAAGTACTCAACTATATTAAAACAGGAGTGCTAACATTCAATGAAATGTACTCGGATAAAAACGGACGTATTGAAAATGTAGAGCCAATAGATACATTGTACTACTCAATAAGTAGAAAGGATACTGTACTCGTGCCTTTCCCTCTATACAAGCAAGGCAAAAAGCTGTACGTTATTGACGAGTACTCAGAACAGAAAGTATATCTTAAGGCAAAAAATTAATCGTTCACTCTCAACATTTTAGCTATGACTACAATCCCCTGCTCTCGCTGCCTCAAACCTATGCCGGAACTACGCCTAAGCAAATGCGGTTTCAGTACCTGTATCGCCTGCTCCAATACGCAAAGAGTCGGGTGCATACCTGTAACCAATCACAAAACAGGTAACACCATTCAGGTCGTGCCGCTTGATACAGCAAACAGGATTAACCGCCTGGCTCAACGCAAAGGATACGGAGTCATGTCCGGCATGAAACACAATTAATCACTAAAAAACAAAACGTATGAAGACTAAAACACAAATTGAAATTATCGGATTAAGTAAAGACGGAATCGCGTTATGTGAAGCGCATGGGCTGTCACAAGTATTCGCAGCGTACGCAAACGAATGTGCAACAGAATGGATTATGGAAGTTGGATTCAACGAAAATTCAGGATATGTCTATATCGCACTAGAAAACGGAGTAAGTATATGCTCAATGTTTGGAAGAGAAGTAGAGTATTTAGTAACTGATTTCGAGGATGGAGAAGAATACTTTTTTGACTCGTACCAAGAAGCAATAAATCACTTAAACGCTAATAATTAAAACAAACACACATGACAAAGCAAGAAAAAATCGCTGTCAAGAACAGCCTAATGACAATCAAGGACTCACTATTCAGAGATGCCTGGGATGAAATTGTATCAGAGCACCCATACGTACTACAAGATGATGACGACATCGAAGACGACTTCATCGCACAAGAAGATAACCCACAAAAAGACAATGCTTTATCAAGAGGTAGACAAAAGATGAGGGAAAGAAAAGACGATATTGGTGGGATATTTGGTATAGAACCGTACATTAATAAATTGAAACATATGTGGCGGTTAAATATTCTTGACCCAATAGCTGGTGTTGCGCAGGGGGAAGAGGAATCGCTAGGGTTCTATCTGATAAACAGCAGTGTATTTGTCAGACCATACTCATCACATGATATGGCAATGGTAATTACAGATGATTCTGATGAGCAGGAATACCTTAAGTCTATGGGATATACAAACATATCAGAACTATTTACTAAACAAAACTCAAATAATTAAACGATAACGTGGAGACACCACGATAAAAACTGTCACTCTAAAATGTCACAAGTAACATTAACTCGCGACACGCTGAAAGCAATGTACAACGCTGACCAAAACGGTGATGTACAAAACATTATCCTTAACGCAGTGCCTGACCTGCTATCAAAGCAAGGCTTCGTACTTAACCTTGACTCCTCAGAACTTCATGACTACGTTGATACGCTAGGAGTACCAGACTACTGCGACACACGAATCATCGAAGTAGTAAACTCTACAGCTTCAGGTGACGAGGCAGGACACGGCTTCTACCTACACAAGCAAGGAGGCAACGTAGTATGGTACACATCACCTACCAAGAAAGGTAAGGCTGTGCGTCTTGTTCCTGTGTTTGCAAACAGCGAAGCGGAGCAGCACTTGATTGACCTCGGCTACACATCTCTTGGTTAATTAGGCAGCACTCAAATGACATCATCACGGGAGGGGTGTAACAACTCCTCCCTTTTACTCATATCTAAACAAAAACTATGTACGCAGTAACAACATTCGAAATCTTAAACGAAGCAGCAGACCCATTCATTTCTCTGACATCAAACCTACCCATCGAAAACGTGCACCTGAGGGGTGCTATGTTTGGCTTCTACAAGAAAGGTAGTAACGTCCAAAAGGTTAACGGCAGATGGCCCGACAAAGGTCTGCAACTAATGAAGCCGGGTAAACTATTCAGAATGCTTGAAGGCAATGATGAATACAGCGACAAAAATGTAGAGCATTTTGTCAACAAGATTAAGTCATACGTATCTATGAACGGAGATGAACACGGAGAAGGTGCTGAGTCGCCTAACTTCTCAGTAGTAAGCGGTGAGATGATTGGCTATTACTATCTCAATTCCAACTACGCAGAATTCAGTACATCATCTAACCTGATGGGTAGCTGTATGCGTTATGACACTTGTCAGCCATACTTCAGGTTCTATGAACAGAATCAGGATAGTATATCAATGCTGATACTCAGGAACAATGACTACAAAATTGTAGCAAGGGCATTGCTTTGGTTCGATGGTGAGAATACATATATGGATACCGTCTACCACGCAACAGATGCTCATTGTACTACGATGATTGAGTATGCAAAAAGACACGGCTTCTATTACAAGTCTCAACAAAGCTGTCACTTCTTTGCATTCGATATGTACAATGGCAGCAAGATTAGCCCTGAGATAGTAAAGATTCCGGTGCATATTGATGAGTCGTGGTCGTCTATGCCCTGGCTAGATACAGTAATGTACATCGTAAAAGATGGTGATAAATTCTACGCTACCAACTGTCTGTCACAAAGAGAGCAAGGTCTTAGATGTTATCAGTTTCGTAGCACAAGCGGACCAAGTTTCAATTCAGATTTTTTTAGCATAGACAACGAAACAAAGTTATTACGCTCTGAGGTATCGTTTGCATTGCTGTATAATGGTAGGAGGCGTGGTGTAATAGATGAGATGATAAAGACGTATAATGAATCGCTAGTAACTGAGCACGCAAGAAGTTGGAGAAGTGGTATATTCTACGATATAATACTCAATCCTAATCACGAAGAAAAAAGTGTAAGGGTATTCTTTGACAATGAGGAAGAGGAGGAAGAGGAAGAAGATGATGATGAGAACCGAGATGGTCAAGTATGGTCTGATTGGGAAGGAGAATGGCTAGATGAGGAGGATGCTGTGTATTGTGATTCGTATAGCGACTACATTAGCTGGGCGAATAGCGTAGAGATTAGAGGCTCATACTACCATCAAGACGATGATAACATCACATACGTTGAATCAAGAGATAGATACTACCACGTAGATAATACCACTTACTGCGAGTACACACAAAATACGATACACATAGATGATGCTATATACGTAGAGGAATATGGTTATGTTCACGAGGATGACATAGATGAGGTAGCCGTTGAAGTAGATGGTTGCTACTACAAGATTGACAAATGCGTACAATGTGAGATAAGCGGTGAGTGGATGCTCATTAAGGAAGCACAAGAACTTCCCGATGGTCGCAAGGTAACACAGGATGAGTACGATAAGTTTATGGCAGAGAACGAAAGCGAAGAAGAAGAGCAACCCTAATCAATAACAATTAAAATAAAATACAATGGTAGAACAATTATTCCGAGACATTCTCGAAACGCAATCATACTCCGGCAAAGTAGAACGTATGACATCCCTCATAGTACAATACGCACACCACTTCGGTGCAGATGTATCCGTTGTAGATGGTAATGTGTATGTGACCAAGGGAGACCCAACTAGTGCAGGTTATCCTTGCATCGTATCCCATACAGATACTGTCCATGACATCATACCTGATGACTACTACTCTGTAGGATATGACGAGAAGAATGGTATCGTATATGCCTACGACCTATCTAAGCGTAACTTCACAGGTATCGGTGGTGATGACAAGGTAGGTATCTATATCGCACTAGCTGCGGTAAGAGACTTCCCTAGTATCAAAGCCTGCTTCTTCAGAGACGAGGAGATAGGTTGCGTAGGCAGTGGACTTGCTGACCTGTCCTTCTTCGATGACTGTATGTATATCCTACAATGTGACAGGAAAGGTAATGCTGACTTCGTAACCTCCATATCAGGTACACAAATATCATCAAAGGATTTCCAAGATGACATACTAGGAATCATTACTAACTATGGGTACAAGTTCCATACAGGTGGCATCACAGACGTAGGTAAGTTGACAGCAAGACAGGTAGGTATAAGCTGTGCTAATATGAGCTGCGGATACCATAACCCTCACTCAACAGACGAGATAATAGATGTGGATGATGTAAACAATACCAAGGATATGGTATATGGTATCATCGGAAGCCTTATTAAAAAGTATCCGCATAAGCCTGAGCCTGTTATGTACGATACAAAAAATATATACGGAAAAAAGTCTTATGGCTACTACGATACACATGACGATTGGTATAGTGGTTATGACTACAAGCCATCTGCCGTAAAGGTTGATGTAACAGGTGGTAGCAATAATGACGAGTACTGCTTAGATTGGTATGGCGATATGCCTACTAATGAAGACCTAAAGGAGATGCTGTTTGAAGATATTTACTACCATTCAGTCCTGGTAAAGTCAGGATATAAGTACTGCGGTAATGGCGTGTACTCTAATACTACTGGTCACATCACTAAGTATGAAGAGATGGGTAAGATAGATGTAGCGTATCACGAGCAGTATCTCTCCGAGGATTCCCTCGATGAGTGTTTGGAGTTTGCTAACTACTGCCTTGAGCAGAAGGAGGCTATCTTCCCTGATGATAATAAATGCTGCTGGTCTTGTGGCGGATACGCTAGCGATAAAGACCTAGATAAAAATGAAGGAGTATGCTATATGTGCTTCAACAAGTATAACAGCCCGGTATTGTAGTTCACTCTCACTTTTTTGTGGACTTCCCATCTGCTCCGTTACGACCACGGTTCTTAGATTGGTGTTCCTTAACGAGCTTACCATTCTTGGTATGGCTCATATCTTTATTATCCCCATTACCATAGGTTCCGGCTTTCCTATTGGCTTTATTCAGTTCCGACCTATATTTTCGCTGTTTGGGGTCTTTATTATACAGCGCATCGTAAGCAGCTTTACGCTTCTTTGCATCCGGGTTCTTATCGTAGTATTGTTGTGTGCGAGACTTAGCCATAAGCAAATATATTAAATAACAATTAAAAAAAAACTATGCAAGGCAAATTAGAACTTATCCACAATGTATGGCACATCGAAGCCATTCGTGACCAACTCAGCGTACCAGTATGCAAGAGACACGATGACTATATCAAAGGGCTGTCAAAAGAGTATATCGAGCAGTACGTCAAAGACAAACTGTTTGATTTTGAACTGATTAACGAGTTCTCTAATCCCGAAGAATACAAGGATTCATCGTGGGGTGAAGGTGAAGTGCAAGCTGTACTAGTAAATACAAACAGGAGCGAAACCTGGGACCAAATATTCTTCAAGTACCACAACCTAACAGACGGAGAGTTTATAGACATACTAAATAGCTCCTATCACCCACCAAAGACAAAGATGCCATTTTAAAAAATAAATTTGGATACTAAATATTATTGTAGTATATTGCATATAGTTTCACCTAAAACAAAAGCTATGTTATCAATGATTTCCCTACTATTTTGCGGCTACATATTTCTAATGATTCTTCTATCAAGGATAATTAAAAAAGAGCGTAATCAATAACTCATAGCCCCCTAATTGTTAACAATAACTAGTTAGTAAAGTTGTTTTCGAGAATGAAGTAGGGGGCTTTTTTTAAAACAATCAAATACATATACTATGACAGAAAATGCAAAGTTCCTTAAGGAGCTAACGGAAAACCTATCTAAACCAATGCCATATCAATGGCGCGTACAATCATTCAACAAGGGCAACACAAAGTGTACCTGCGTAGCCTACATTGATGCACGCCAGGCAATGGATGCGCTAGATAAGTACTGTACCTATGGATGGACTAAGACCTACCAAGACGTGAAAGGAAGTATCTATTGCTCTATCGGTATAGTCATGCCTGATGGTTCTGTATTACAACGTCAAGATGTAGGCTCAGAAGGCAACTTCGAAGCAGAGAAGTCAGCCGCCTCAGATGCCTTCAAGCGTGCTGCTGTAAACTTCGGAGTAGGCAGGTTCCTGTATGACCTAGACATCGTTGACCTTAGCGCAGGCTCAAAGGAGTTCAATGGTAAGCAGTATCCATATCCGGCAGATGATAAAGGCAACAAGATATGGGATGTTACAGAATACATAAACAATATGCAGGGCGTGGTGAACGGTGTGCATCCATTACAAGCGGCATTGCAAGAGCTGTCAGCTATTAAGGACAAGGCAAAGGCTATCGAATGGGCAAAGACACTACCTGACTCCGTTAAGACACACGCTACATTCCGGCAATCATTCTCTAAACAATTTCAAAAATAGTATATGCTGACAGAAGAAAACAAAAAAGAGATAGTTGATATGCTAAAGCAGGGCAAAAGAAAAGTCGACATAGCAAAAGAACTTGGGATTAAAGTAACTGTTGTTCAGCACTGCGCAAAAAACCTAAAGCATCTGTGCGAAGCAAAAGATGATAGCAAATACTTTAACATAGAACTTTACTTTAAAACAGTACCCACACTATGAACGTTCAAATGATAACCCCTCAAGAAAAAGCAGCAAGGCTTGTGTTATTCTGTATGTCTTTATCTCCGAACTACGAGAAGGCAAAGATTATGGCTAAGAGAATAGCCAAAGAGATGCCTTCCTTCGCAGAAGCAGATGAAGAAAGAATCTCACTAGTCCTACAAGCTATTGATAACCTTCCAAAAGAAAATTAATGAAAGTAACAATTGAAACATTAAAGGAACGTCCGCTTTCGTTCAGCTCAGTAAAGCAATTCATCAAGTCGCCTCAGCACTACGTACAGTACCTGACGCAAGATAGAAAGCAAACAGATGCAATGCTGCTAGGTTCTGTCGTACACAATCTGATACTACAACCCGAAACATTTGACGACAAGTACATCGTTGAACCCGACTTTAACAAGCGTACTAATCAGGGCAAGGAAGACTATCAGAAGTTCCTAGAACTAATAGCGCAAAGAAACCTGCAAGCCGTACCGCCAAACATATTCCTAAAGGCTAAGGAAATGGTTACTCAGTTTATGAACAGCACTAACTATAAGTACGTGCAAGCAATGGACGCAAAGGAGACTAGGTTTGACAAGAACTATGAGGCGCTACCTGTATGTGGTTACATTGATGGGATGAATGCTGAATACAACTTCGAAGTGAAGACAGTATCTTCTGCCGAGTACTCAGACATACAGAGGGATTTCTACAACCTAAAGTACCACCTTCAGGCTGCTATCTACAACTGGGTGAATGGCAAGAACATTATGTACATAGTCATTGAGACATCTTACCCCTACCTAAGCAGGGTATTCATACCATCTGACACATACATTGAAGAAGGTAAGAAGCTATTTTATAAGGCTATGACAGACTTCGCATATTGTCTTGATATGGATTTATTTGATTCAGGATATGAGTTTTACGGAGGCTCAGACCCGATGACATTAGACCTTCCAGGATGGGCTAAAAAGTCAGTATCAGACGATGAATAAGTTACTAGTCAGCATATATAATATGATGTCTGTCATATATGTATGTGCTTGGGCAGTCGCATTCACCTCCGTAACACTAATTGTATTTATAAAAGAAACATTCACTAAACTAAAAACAAAGTATGAAAGATTCAGAAGACATTGATTCTAATGAAATTAACGACATGGTAATGATTCCTAAATCATTCCTTCCTGTAAATGTCCTAAGGCTAATAACCAAAGAAGGCAACTATGCAAAGCTTACAGAGTACGACTTCTATACAGATGCCCTTGGGGGCGAAGGTCTGTTCTATTACATAGATAAAGTAGGCAGGTTAGTCTTCAGGGATATGACTATATCTATAGGAGTAGTTGGGAAAAACGTAGATTTAATACTGGATACAGACCACAAGGTAGTTATAGAACCGCTGCCTGACAAAGTTTATTCTGTTATTAACGATAAGTTTTGTACCTTAGAGCTTCATTTCGAAGAAGGTATATTGAAACAGATTAAATCAGATTTATGACACCAATAGGGGCTTTAATAGAACAGATACTGTCCGACCTCAATTCAAAGACAGATACCAAGTGGACTTCTCAACTAACATCAAAAGGTTTCATTGTATATCGTAAGCCAAGGAATGACGACTTTGTTGTTCAAGAGTACAACAAGTGGAGAGACGCTTGCTGCGCTGTATTCAATGTCGGATATGAAACGCTTGACAACGATATAAGAAACGGCAAAAACGTAGAGACAAGGCACTGGTGCTGGTATATGATGACATCTATATCAATGATAAACATTGAGAGTATTGTCAAACTATTGAACGGTCAAAAGAACAGAACTTCTATACTCCACGCTATAAGGAAGATTCACAATTATCTGTATCGCAAGTACCCTGATAAGAAGTCCGTAGATATTTATATGGACTTAATTGAATATTATCAAACATTAAAATAAACTAAAATGAACAAAGTAGATTACGCAAACAACCTGTTCGTAAAGAAAGGTAAATATGGTACTAAGATTTCCATCAAGGCAGATGCCTTCATTGAAGATTTAAAATCCAAGAAGAATAAAGAAGGATGGGTAAACATCGAGATTAAAGATACTAAATCTGGAGATAAGATGTACGCTGTATTCGATAGCTGGGTTCCAGGTGGCGATGGTAAGCAAGCAGCTCAGAAGTCTTACTCGAAGCCTCAGCCTCAAAAAGCTCCGGCCTCTAACGACGACCTCCCCTTCTAGTAGTTACATCAAACATAAGCAAACGAGAAAGCCCCTCGCATTCCGGGGGGCTATTCTATCTGTATTAATAATTGTTCACTCTCACGCGTAGATTATGCCTAATGTAACGTTGTTTAAAAATATAACCGACACTTGCAACCCTGTGCTGCAACCATTAGACGTGGTGTTGTCGTATATCAAAGATGGCAGGTGGAAAGATAAGGTTGAGAAAGTCAGAAGCTGTACAGACGCATCCAAAATAAATGAACTTAAGTCAGAACTTCCTTGTATCCTATACGCAGGAGAGTTCACCTTAAAGTTAAAAAACGATAAAGGCGCTGATACTTGCCGTAAAGACGAATGCCTCACAAAGCATAGCAGTTACGTACCCATAGACATAGATGACATAGACAATATAGAAGAAGTTATAGAAGGGCTGAAGCAAGACCAGTTTATCCACGCGCTGTGGAAATCTCCAAGCGGAACAGGATGTCACGGATTAATTAAGATAGGCGATGGTAGAAACCATAGAAGGCACTACAATGCTATCATACGAAGGTATAAAATCCTAGATACTACCTCTAAGAATGAATCGAGAGTATTGTACGCCTCTTATGACCCTGATATTTACATCAATCCTTACAGCAGCACCTTCTATGACGTAGAAGATGAGCCGGAGTTAGAAAGAGCCGAATACACCCCCCTAATCGGCTCAGGTCTTACAGACTACAAGAAGCTTGACGTAGCGGCTAAGATGATTAGGCTTGCTCCTGATGGAGATAAACATAACGTACTACTCAAGGCATCTGTTCTTATGGGAGGTTACGTTTCAGCCGGGAAGGTAGAAAAAGAGATAGCTGAAGCTTTACTTTTTCACGAAGTATCTAAGCGGAACCTTGACAGCTCTGAATCTGCTAAGCAGACAATACGTGATGGCATCACCTATGGGATGATGGCCCCGATACACGAAACAGAGAACTCGTATAACGAAGCACTAAACTACATCGAATCAGCTGAAAATGACCTAAACTTCCTTAGTGATACAGGTGCTGATGAACTGTATATCAGGCAGTTCCGTCAAGGACTAATAGCAAGTGGAAAGGGATTCGGATATGAAGAGCTTGACAAGTATTTCGTTCTGAAAGAAGCTGAGTTCTATGCCTTTGTAGCGCATTCAAACGTAGGTAAGACGACTACAATACTTTGGTTTATGCTCGTATCTGCTGTCAACCACGGATGGAATTGGATGATTTATACAGGGGAGAATAATCCCTCATCTGTAAAGATGAAGATGATTGAGTACCTTACCGGAAGGAAGATAAAAGAAGTGCCGGAACATTGGCTCAGGTATGCTCTAACATTCATCAACGACCATTTCTATATCATAACGAATGATAAAACGTATGAGTACAAGGAGTTACTAGGTTTTGCTGAATCTCTGCTTCATCGTAAGTCTTTGAAAGGGGTGTTTATCGACCCATATAACTCTCTGAAAGCCAACGTAACAATGGCTAAGAGTAAGTATCAATACGACTATGAGGCATACAGCGATATGCTTGCATTTACAAGCAGGACTAAAGTGACGCTGTTCCTAAGCGCTCATACCAATACTGAATCTCAGCGTATGCTTGATAATGATGGCAATCAGAAGATGCCTCACGCTACTATGGTGGAGGGAGGTGTAGCCTTGTACAACAAAGTACACAACTTCATTGTTTTCCATCGTAAGATTAAAGACAATCAGCGTTGGATGTTTACAGAGGTCAGCGTAGACAAGGTAAGGAACAAGGATACTGGCGGTCAGCCTACACCAAAAGGAGAACCTATATTACTTAAAATGCAGGGTGCTGTTGAATTTGTAGATGAGCAAGGTTGTCTTCCATTCAGCAGAGATTTTCTGCCTAAATACGATTACTAATATATGACTAAGAAGGAGTTTTTAAAAGAGCTAAAGGATTACTTTAACGACTACGAGTGGAAAAGTTACGATGAAAAAAGGATAATGCTTCTTCTTACTCAATTCGAGCAGTCCATTAAACCTGTAACGATAATAAAGGAAGTTATTGTAAAGCAGCACGTTAAACTTGAGCCTGTTACAAAAGCTGACATTGAAAACGTAGCTAGTTACATCTGTCAGAAACATCAAATAACTATCGAGCAGCTAAAAGCAAACAGCCCTAATTCTTGCTATCATAATGGAGAGAAAAGGAAAAGCGAATACATAGAAGCAAGAAGAGACTTCTGCCTTACCCTATGGGAAAAACATCCATCATCAAAACTATCCGTAGTCAAAAGGTATCTAGGGTATCAATGCCACTCATCTATTTTTCACTTTTTAAACAGAAAAAACAATGGAAGAAAAAATTAAAGAGATTATTACAAAACATTCCAAAATTAGTATTACATTTGGAAGTCCAAGGTATATCGCAATAGATAACGATAAGCTAGAGCAAATCGCAAAAGAGATATGTTCTCTGTTTGAGAACAAACTATCTGATGCTTATAATACCGGGCAGAAAGATGGATACGACTGCGGTAAATTAGATTCAAGACCATAATAAAAACAGATTATGTACAAATTCGAAAACGAAACATTCAATAAGAAACTACAAGAATGTATGGCTGAGTATGAGGAGTACCGCCAAATGATGTTACAAGAGGTGGACTACTCTAACCCTCACTTACTAATAGAAAGGCTTAAAGTATTAAATGGGTATAACGCTTGGGCTAGCAGACTAAAGGCATCCTTGGACTTCCTTGTAGACAGAGCAGTAGCTATAGAAATGAGGAAGGTAGACCACGACGCTATGCCTGCAAAGAAGTTCGATGCCCTGGTAAGGGATGCTGTAGGGCTTATAAACATATTCCCAAAGGCGCTAGAAGGGATGATTAAAGAGTCCCATTATCAAATAGAAAGCATACGCTCAACTCTGTCCTACTTAAAGACAGAGGTTCAGAATCTTAACTACTAAAACAGGTAATATGAAAATCAGAAAGAAAAGAAAAGACCCAAGACAACGATTAGGTACATCACAAAAGAAATCTGTTGTAACCATATCGGTAAGAGTAACTACAGAAGAGTATAGTAAAATAGTATCCACTTGCAAGGATAAAGACATCACATTATCAGAGTACGTTAGAGAAAGCATAGTTCCTGTTTATGTAACTTCAACTCAGTAACTATGGCAAAGAGACTACCTGATTTTGTAAGGTTAGTGCAGGTAATCAAGATGGACGATGCTGTGTATAGCGTAAACATATCCATACAAAAGCCTGATATGGTAGGTGATGAGACAGTAACCAATTGGGAGATAGAAGGCTTCTGTAACCACCTAACAGGTATGATGTATGCACCTGAGTCATCGGCTCGCCTTACAAGTAAAATAGAAAAAGAAATAATGAATAAAAAGTCATTCGACGCTGAATACTATTACTACAAAATACTTGCAGAAAATGAATTTTAAAAGCGACTTTGACCTAGACTTGGCAACAGGGGTATCGGGAGAGAATAGCGTAAAAGAAATGCTGTTGTGCGAGAAGGTAGAGGTAAAGACAGACTTTATGACTAAGAACACAGGGAATATAGCCGTTGAGTTCGAGTCAAGAGGTAAGCCTTCCGGCATAGCTGTTACTAAGGCAGACCACTGGGTGTTTCATATTCCAAACAAATGCACCATAATTGTTGAAACTATGCGACTTAAAGAGTTATCTAGGAAGTACTATAAGTCAAAAGGGTATTCTCTTGGAGGTGATAATATGACATCGAAACTAATACTAATACCATTTAGCGCACTTATAAATGTCTGAAATACTATTATACGCTTATTACCCTGATGTGCCTAGCAAGATGACTGTTGGCAGTAAATCTTACTACCTGACGAACAATTTGTTTTATGGTGGTGTTCACTGGGCTGTCAGAAAGAAACTTGTGGAGTGGAGTAAACTATATCTTCTCAGCGAATTAAAGCCTAATTTAAAACAGGTTAATCCAAGTAACTATCCGTTGAGCATAGAAATAGTTTACCACTCTGCAAAGCATACGTTTGACCTAGACAACAAAGCAGGGTACTGGTTAAAGGTGCTGTTGGACTTGATAAAAGGTAATGGGATAGTGCCGGACGATAACGTCAAGTTCATAGGTAAGATAAAGTCAAGCTACAGAAGGTTAGCACCAAAGTCAGATGATATACTTGAGGTTTATATCTATGCTGATTGAAGTACTAAAAGTACTTCTACGTGATAAAATATAAACTAATTCAGTCGGTTATATTCAAAAAGATATAAAGTAATTATACTGTAAAGTATTATACTGAAAAGCATATAAAGTAAAATAGCAGGTAACGGTTGGCAGATTGGCAGTCGTTTTAATGCCGCCAATATGCTGTTATATATCAGTTTAATTTTTAAAAAATATAGATGGCAAGAATTTTAATAGCCTGTGAAGAAAGTCAGGCAACAACAAAAGCATTTAGAAAATTAGGACACGAAGCGTTTTCATGTGATTTATTGCCTTGTAGCGGTGGACACCCTGAATGGCATTATCAGTGCGATATTTTTGAGGTAATAAATAAAGGGTGGGATTTAATAATTGCACATCCACCATGCACTCATTTATCATCAAGCGGACAATGGGCATTTTCAAAGGGGATAAAAGATATTAAATTAAAAGAAGATGCTATCAATTTTTTCATGGCAATAGCAAACGCAAAATGCAAAAGGATAGCGATTGAAAATCCAATAGGGGTAATGAGTACGGTTTGGAGAAAACCTGACCAAATTATACAGCCTTGGCATTTTGGGGATTTAGCGAGTAAAAGCACTTGTTTGTGGCTGAAAGGACTACCCAAATTAGTACCACAAATTAACCAAAAGCCTAAAATGGAATACCACACATGGATTGATAAAAAGACTGGCGCAGTGAAACGCATGGAAAAGTGGATGTACGATATTAGAACCAAACCACACAAAGAAAGAAGCGGATTAGCGTCTAAAACTTTTGAAGGTACTGCTAATGCTTTTGCGGTACAGTGGGGCGGAATTTTTTAAAAATTAAATTGTACATAACTATCTTATTTGCGCAATGCCTAATATCTGCCAATATGGTTGAATAGGTGAAGTATTATACTGAAAAGCATATAATGGAAAATAACTGACAATAACCACTACTTTATGGATAAAAATACACTTAACTTCGGAAACTTTCCGATAAATAGATAAAATTTAGTCGGTTATATTTAAAAACATAAAAAATAAAATATGACACCAGCACAATGGAATGAATACGAAAGACAAGCACAGGTTATTGAAAGGCATCAAAAATGGAAAGAGCAACAAAATAAAGCTGAAATATCAGATGAAGAAATAGATAGTTCCATAAGCTACGATTCTGTTGACCCTTATGTGCAAGGATATTTGGATGGCGCTAAATGGTACAGAGAACAATTAAAAAATAGAGACAAAAAGCTGTGAGATAAATACAAAAATGTCTAAACAAATGTCTAAACAAGTCGGTTACAAATTGTAACCAGTTGACTACAAAGTGAAGTCAGCTGTTTAAATACTTCATAAAGAACCTGAACTTAGTAAGCCTGTCAGCAAGACCATTAGTACCTCCGTTAACCCA